AAAGATTGTTTTTATTGGGGTGAAATAAAAACTGTAGGTATTACAGAATTAATGAAGATTGACCCATCTCTAACAAATGATGATTTAGAAAAAATAGCACAATACAGTCAAAGTTGGTATGATTATTTTAACACCGCGCAGTACTATGAAAATGATATTTTTTATAGAGATACATGTACCTTACTTTATTTTAATTACAAGACTACTAAAAAAATAGTTTACAAAAAGAAAATTTTAGAGGGCGGGGGAAGCAGGATGATTGAAAAAGACGATAGTTTTAATCCTCCAAATGAAATGGTTGAAGAAGGAAACTTCGAAAAAATAGAAAAAACAATAGATGTTTGGTATGATGGTATAATGGTAATGGGCACTAATATCATACTAAAATGGGAACTTGCTAAAAACATGGTAAGACCTAAGTCTGCAACGCAACATGCATTACCGAATTACGTTGCCGTCGCTCCAAGAATGTACAAAGGAAATATAGAATCTCTTGTAAGAAGAATGATTCCTTTTGCTGATTTAATACAAATTACACATTTAAAACTACAACAAGTTATTGCACGAACTGTACCTGATGGAGTATACATAGATGCAGATGGACTTAATGAGGTCGATTTAGGAACAGGTGCTGCATATAACCCTGAAGATGCATTAAGATTATATTTTCAAACAGGTAGTGTTATTGGTAGAAGTTATACGCAAGATGGCGATTTTAATCAAGCTAGAACTCCAATTCAACAATTAACATCAAACTCTGGTGCGTCCAAAACTCAAATGTTAATTGCTAATTATAATCATTACTTAGATATGATTAGAGCTGTTACGGGATTGAATGAAGCTCGAGACGGTAGTACACCAAATCCAGACGCTTTAGTTGGAGTGCAAAAATTAGCAGCACTAAATTCAAACACAGCCACTCGTCATATTTTAGATGGAGGTTTATATATATACCGTTCACTAGCTGAAGCACTTACTTACAGAATTGCTGATATATTAGAATACGCTAGTTTTAAAGATGATTTTATTAATAAAATAGGTAAGTATAATGTTAGTATCCTTCAAGAAATATCAGAATTATATATTTATGACTTCGGTGTATTTATTGAGTTATCTCCAGATGAAGAACAAAAAGCTATGCTAGAGCAAAATATACAAATGGCTTTATCAAAACAAGATATTAATTTGGAAGACGCTATTGATATTAGAGAAATAAAAAATATAAAGCTAGCTAATCAACTTTTAAAATTAAAACGTAAATCAAAACAAGAGTTGGATCAGAAAAATGAAATGCAAAAACAAGCTATGATTGCACAACAATCTGTAAAGGTCCAAGAAATGAAAGCACAAACTGATTTGCAAAGAATTAATCTTGAAACAGAAAGCAAGTTAAAAATAAAACAAGCAGAAATAGCTTTTGAAATAGAAAAACAAAAGGCTGAAGCTCAATTAAAAGCCACTTTGATGGAGCAAGAATTTCAATATAATATCCAATTAAGAGATACTTCTGAGAATGCATTGTCATTTAGAGAAGGTGCAAGAGAAGAAGCTAAAAAAGAAAGGATTAGTCAACAAAATTCTCAACAATCACAACTTATTAATCAAAGAAAAAATAACCTTCCTCCAAAAAACTTTGAATCTAATGAAGATACTTTAGATGGATTCGATTTAGCTGAGTTTGAACCACGCTAAAAACGTATAATATTTTTATTTAACTTTGTATAAATTTAATTTAATCAAATGGAAATAAAAGTAAGAGAGCTTACAGATGTTAAGGAAAAGTCGAAACAAGAAATCGAACAAGAACTTTTAGATAAGCATGAAAAGCAAGTAAATGAAACAGACTCTAATGTTCAAATAAAAGATGCACCTGAACAACAAGAGTTAAAATTTAAAGATTCAGAAAGCACACTAACAAATGCTTCTGAGCAAAGTAATACAGCCGAAGAAAAAACTGCTGAGGAAGAAAAACCAAATGTAGAAACGGCTGAAGAAATAAATAGTTCTTCTGAATTATCAGAAGAAGAAGTTCTTTCATATATTGGAAATAGGTGGGGTAGAGAAGTTAATTCTTTAGAAGAATTAAATGATAAGCGAGAAGAGCAAGAACCTTTAGCTGAAGATGTAGCTGCTTACCTCAAATATAAAAAGGAAACAGGACGGTCAATGAGTGATTATTTAAAATTACAAAAAGATTACTCAGATATAAGTCCTGATAATTTGTTAAAAGAATACTTAACAATTACAGAAGAAGGTTTAGATCCTGAAGATATAGATTCTCTAATGGAGGATTATGTATACGATGAGGAGGTAGATGATGAAACTGTGATTAAAAAAGTAAAATTAGCAAAGAAAAAAATGGTTGCTAAAGCCAAAAAGTATTTTAATCATGAGCAACAAAAATATAAACTACCTCTTGAGTCAAGGGAAAGTTCAGGCGCTAATGATGAAGAATACGCAGCTTATAAGCAATACATGAGTGAAGCTAAAAGTCGAGAAGAGATAGACAAAAAAAAGTCGAACTGGTTTAGTTCAGAAAGCGACAAATTATTTTCATCTGAGTTTAAAGGTTTTAAATTCAATATAGGTGATAACGAAATTGTTTATTCTCCTGGAACTGCGGCAGAATTAAGAAAAGCTCAAGACACTCCAATGAATTTTGTTAATTCATTTTTGGATAGTCAAACAGGTTTAATTAAAGATGCCGAAGGTTATCATCGTTCTTTAGCAATGGCTATGAATCCTGACAAATTTGCTAAGTTCTTTTTTGAGCAAGGTAAATCATATGCAACTGAAGATGTAATGCGTAAAACTAAAAATGTCGAAATGACAGAGCGTAATTCACCAGAAGTTTCAACAAAAGCAGGGTTCCAAGTCAAATCAGTATCACAGCCATCTAGCCGTGGACTGAAAATAAAGAGTATTAAAAAAATGTAAAATTTAAAAATAAAAATTATGCCTGGACAAGTAAAAACGATTCCAACATTTGCGTTGACTCCGAGTTCTGAGAGAACTCCGACAACCGAAAACTACATAACTAACTTTGACTTTTTAAATCAGTATCTACCTGATACTTATGAAAAAGAGTTTGAGCGTTATGGCAATAGAACAATTTCTTCCTTCCTACGTATGGTAGGAGCGGAAATGCCAACCAATTCTGACCTTATTAAATGGGCTGAGCAAGGTAGGTTACACACTAAATACACTAGCGTAGGAAGTGGGGGGGCACAAGGTGCAGACCAAGTCACTTTTCAAGTTAATGATACACTAGATCCCACCGCTGCTGAACAAGTAATCAGAGTAGGACAAACAGTTATGATTGTGCAAAATAATGGCTCTGGTTCAAACAAAGCTGTAATTAGTGCGGTTAACAATGCTGGTGGAGGTAGAGGTCAATTTACTGCTGATTTCTATGAAGCAGGTGGATTAGTAACTGCGGGAACAGGAGCAGGTAATGCTGATGTTACAGTATTTATTTACGGATCAGAATTTAGAAAAGGGACAGCTGGAATGGTTGGTTCTTTAGAATCTAATGACTTCATATTTGAGAATAAGCCTATCATCATAAAAGATACATACAATGTATCTGGTTCTGATATGGCGCAAATCGGATGGGTAGAAATTACTACTGAAGATGGAGCAACTGGATACCTGTGGTATTTAAAATCAGAACATGAAACTCGACTAAGATTTGATGACTATTTAGAAACTGCTATGATAGAAGCTGTACCTGCTGAGACTAACTCAGGTGCTGCAGCAATATTAGGGAGTGCAGCGGGAGCTGCAAATCCTGGTGCTGGATCAGACGGTATTTTCTATAGTGTATCTACTAGAGGGAATATATGGGATGGTGGTAATCCAACAACTCTTGCTGATTTTGACAATGTAATTAGTAGACTTGATAAACAAGGCGCAATTGATGAAAACGTAATATTCGTTGACAGACAATTTGCTTTCGATATTGATGATATGCTAGCTGCGCAAAATTCTTATGGAGCTAATGGTACTTCTTACGGATTGTTTGACAATGACGAAGAAATGGCACTAAACTTAGGATTTACAGGATTTAGAAGAGGTTACGACTTTTATAAATCAGACTGGAAATACCTTAACGACCCAACAATGAGAGGTGGTTTACCAACAGGAGCAGGTTCAGGACGTATTAACGGACTCCTAGTACCAGCAGGTTCAACTAGCGTTTATGACCAAATACTTGGTAAAAATGCTAAGCGACCTTTCCTACATGTTAGATATAGAGCTTCAGAAACTGAAGACAGACGTTACAAAACTTGGATTACTGGTTCTGCTGGTGGTGCTAGAACAAGTGACGTAGATAGCATGCAAGTAAACTTCTTGTCAGAAAGAGCGGTTTGTACAATGGGTGCAAATAACTTCTTCTTATTTCAAGAATAGTTAAAATTCTGTTTTGAGGGGGTAGAGATGCCCCCTTTTTTTTAATCTAATTAAATTTAATCTAATGAATAAAATATCTAAATACGTTACAAAAACGTATAAACTAACAAGAAAAAACCCTGGGCTATCATTGACATTAGCCTCAAGACACACAAGAAGATATCCTCTATTATACTTTGATGAGGAAACAGGAACAAATAAATCTTTACGGTATGCAAGAAATCAAAACTCTCCATTTATTGATGAGCAAGATGGAAACGCTATTTTAGAGCCTATTGTTTTTGAGAATGGTTTTTTGACCGTTCAAAAAGAAAATCAAAATCTACAAAGATTTTTAGCCCTTCATCCTGGTAATGGCAGAACTTTTGTCGAAATAGACAAAAAGAAAGATGCGCAAGATAAAATAGATACCTTAAATGAAGAGGTTGATGCTTTGATTGAGGCAAGACAACTATCTTTGGATCAAGTGGTTAATATGTCACGAGTTCTATTTAATAAAAATGTTAATAGCTTGACTACTGCGGAACTTAAAAGAGACTTGCTTGTTTTTGCTAAAGAAAATCCAAAAGACTTTTTGCTTATCCTTAAAGATCCAATGCTCAAGCTCAACGCAACGGTGCAAGGTTTTTTTGATAACGGTTTTTTAACTTTACGAAACCAAGACAAAGAGATATGGTTTAACACTCCGACTAATAAAAAGAAAATGACAAACGTACCTTATGGGGAAGATTTTTTGCATATGGCTGTATCATTTTTTCAATCTGACGAAGGTGTTGATCTTTTAAAGCATTTAAAAAAATTATCAGAAAATTTGTAACTTAGTAATTCAAAATATAAATACCTTTTTTCATTTTGTTTTGAGATGGTTTGTGGGGCACCCTTTTCAGGGTGTCTTTTTTTTTTACTTATCTTTGATAAAACATTTGTAATGATAAATTCCGTTAGAAATACCGTATTAGCTATACTTAATAAAAATAATTACGGATACATTTCTCCATCAGATTTTAATTTGTTTGCTAAACAAGCTCAGTTAGACATATTTGATGATTATTTTTATCAGTATAATCAACTTATAAATCAAGAAAATTCAAGATTAGTTGGGACTGGATATGCTGACATTAGAAAAGGTTATGAGGAAGTAATTGATTTATTTTCAGAAACTAAAACTTTAACGCAAAGTACTTTGAATCAATATTTCTTACCATCTTTATCTACTACTGGAGATGATTACTATCTTATTAATAAAGTATTATGTTTCAGCGGTGGCATATTTCAAGGAGAAGCAGAAAAAGTTTCAAATAGTCAAATTACACTTTTAAACAGTTCATTATTGACAAGTCCTACTTTAGGTTTTCCTGCTTATAGTTTACAAGCTAATACAATGACTGTTTTTCCTGCTCAGTATAATGGAGCAAGTGATATACAGGCTCAATATATAAGATATCCTAAAACTCCTAATTGGACATTTATTAATGTACGTGATGGTGCTCCAGCTTTTAATCAAAGTGCAGCCGACTTTCAAGACTTTGAGTTGTCACCTGATGATGAAACCTCTTTAGTCTTTAAGATACTACAATATGCTGGTATGTCTATTAGAGAAATACAAGCAGCACAATTTGGAGCCGAACAAGAAATAATGGAAGAACAAAAAGAAAACTAATGACTTATATATCTCAATTTCAATATTACGCAAATGCAGGTAGTGTACCCGAAAACGAAAATTGGGGATCTTATCAATACATATCATTAAAAGATATAGTAACTAATTTTTTATTGATGTATCAAGGAAACCACGCTATGATAAATAATGTTAATAGATTTAAAATATTATTTCATGCAAAAAGGTCAATACAAGAACTTAATTATGATGCTTTTAAGGAAATAAAAGCTTTAGAACTTAAAGTGTTTGATAATTTAGTTTTTACTCTTCCATCTGATTTTGTGAATTGGGTAAGAATATCTTTGTATAAGGACGGATATTTAAGACCACTTACAGAAAACATACAAGTCAATTCAGCTCAAGCTTATTTACAAAGTTCAACAGGGACTCTAAGTTTTAATGCAGACGGAAGTGTTGTTACAGCACAATCAAAACTTGATGAACAAAGAATATCTGGTCAACAAGAAAGTATTTATTTAAATAAAAATAATGATAATCGCAC